TTTATATGAGTATTGTCATTTCTGTAGCCTGTAATTGTATAATGCGTAGGATCTAAGTGTTTTATATCAGATAGTGTTACAAGTTTAATATCTGAGTTCATATCTATGTTATGAATATCTTCTATATCAAAGATACCTACAAATGTACCATCTTCTTCTCCTCTACCTACAATTACAACTTCTTTATATTCCTGATTTTCTGATTTTCTTCCAAGCATTACTTGGGGGAATTTTCTAATTTTAACTTTATTTTTCATTTTAGAGATTTTTTAGTAAATTCTATTATTTCTTGTATATCCATTTCTGAAAGATTTTTACCACTTTGGGTATCATCTCCCAAGATTCTAACTTTTTTAATTATATCTCCAGAAAGTAATCCTGTTCCAAGTCCTCCAGAGAATTTTCTAAAAGTAATACTCATTTCATTTGTAGAAAGATGTCCAATAGATGTCACTTTTGCAAGTGTTCCCTCAGTGTAGATAAGTGTTCCAACTCTTACATCATCTATACTTTTATCTCCAACTTTATCAAAGTACCTAAGTATTGCTTGTGTTCTTGTCATATTTTTAAAATAAAGGATTTAAAATAATAAGTCCAGGTTTTATCTCTGGAATACCCAGTACAGATAGAATATTGTTTACAGGGTTAAGTATCATCTTCTTAAATTGAGCATCTGTATCCACAGGAGGAAGTATTTCTTGTGGAATTGTTCCAACAGGGAATCCAAAGACACCAACTTGATCTTTACAAAGATAATATTGAATCTTAGTACCATTCTTGATATTGGTATACTGAAATTTGTGATTTGAATTATGAAGCCTGTAGTTGTAATTGATACTGGCTTTTATATGCATTGGTGTTCTATCCATGTATTCAATAGCAGTAGTATCATTAATGACATATTTGTTGTATCCATTAACTCTGACAGCCTCAGAAATCTGATCGATAGAAATTACAGAGAACTCAGTTTTTATTCTTTTAAGCATTGAATGAATCTCTTGTACTCTTATTTCATCTGTACTCATAACATAAGAGATCATCTCTTTAATCTTATTCCTTACAAATTCTGGGAATGATTGCTTGTTGGCTTCTATTCCTTTAATCTGAATATCAGACATAGACTCTTTAATTACTCCATCATCCCATATTGGATCTTTAATGTAGTGTTTCTTTCCAGTCCAAAAACAGGCTTTATTAATCTGTTCAAGTGAAAGTTTGAAAGATTTAGAACCATCTTGCTTAGTCTTTATTCCTCCATAAGATGCTACAAAATCATCAAGTTTATCTTCTACATACTTCTTAAATCTACTTTGCCAACAAAGGAGTGTAACTTTTATAATTACATCATCTATTTTCTTGTCTACATCAAGAGAGTCAAGAATTGGATCTGCAGTAAACATTACAGAGTCTGTATCTGCATACTTCACTGCATTATAAGTTACAGGTTTTGGATCTTCTCGAAAAGTGTAACCTGATTCTATAAGTTTTTCATGGAGTTCAGTATCCTTATGCCAGAGTTCTTTAAAGTAGTGATTGAATATGTCATCAATTGTATACTTTATAAGTGCACGGCTTATAGAAGTTACAGAACTTGCTACATCTCTGTTGTAATTGAAGAACTTAAAGAATCCGATTGCTCCATATACTGAATTGACATAAATTTTTAGAGCCATATTCTCATTATTTGTATCAACTTGGAGTCTTTCAAGTCTTTCAATTTCTCTTTCAATCTCTTCCCTTGTATAAGAGTTTCCCTCTTTAAGAGTAGAATGGTTGAGTTTCTGTTTAATTTCAAAGTTCATAAAAATAATATACAGAGCAAAATATAGAATGTTTCACATGTAAAACATAAACATTCTTCTTGTGATAATATTTCTATGAGAAAGATAAGAAAGAGCATGTACGATATAAGTAGACTTCTTAGACTTATAGGGAGTTCTATTCGGGAAGATGATAAAGTATTCTGTCCAGAAGAAATTGTAAATTCTGTAATTGAAAAAGATAAAATGAAAGAATTTACAAGAGGGAACATTTATACTTATATGAAACATCTTTCAGATATTGGATATCTGGCAAAGATTGGACATGGAAAATATCTTCCACTTAAGAAAATTTCCATTACAGAAAGAAAACTTAAGAATACAGTTGATGAAATCTTTACTCAGAAACATAAAATTATCTCACACACACTTCTTTCAAATGTTATACCTAAAATAGAAAAGATTATTATAAAAAAGAAAGAGGATAAAAGCAAATCATCTTATCTTTTTATATCTTCTATGGACAGATATCTGATTTACTCACTTGATGATAAGAAAATTATAAAGAGAGAAGACATAAAAGAACTTCATTTACTTGAATTTGGAAATAAGATAGAAAGACTTTGGTTAAATTTAAAAATAGAAATTAGTTATGATGACAAAAATAATAGGTGGATTTCCAGGAGTTGGAAAATCACATCTTGGAAAGAGATCAGATAATGAAATTGTAGTCCTTGACCTTGAAAGTAGTGACTTTAAAGGAGAAAATAGATGGGAAGATTACAAAAATGAAATTAAAAACCAGGTAGGGAAAGTAGATGTTCTTTTTGTCTCTTCCCACAAGGAAACCAGAAAAATTCTTTCTGAACTTGGACTTAATTTTTACCTTGTTTATCCAGATAGAAGTCTTAAAGATGAATACCTAAGAAGATATAGAGATAGAGGTTCATCTGAAAGTTTTATTGATATGATGGATAAGAATTTTGACCTTTTTATAGATTCCATAGAGAATGAAGAAGTAAGATGTGCAAAGATTAAACTTACTGGAGAAAATGAGTATCTGGACTCTTTCTTAAATTTTATGAACTTTTTAGATGTACTTAAAGAAAATGAAAAATAAAGATTTTTACTCTATAAATCTTAGAGAACTTGCAGAGATTTATAAAAATAACAAGAGAACACTCTCTGCTATAAGAAGTCTTGATGGTGGAGATCCTGTACATTTAAAAAAGATACAAGATGAAAACTCAGAAATTCTTGAAGCATTTCAGACAAGAAAGCAGACAAGAATGACTCAACTAAGTGAGCAGATTACTCTCTTACAAATGGAACTTTCTAAAATAGAAAAACTTACTCTTGACAACCTTTTTGAACATTATCCATGATACTTAGACCTTACCAAGAAATAGACCTTAAAAATATAGTTTCTCTCCTTGAATCTGGAGAGAAACTTGTATATAGACTCGATACAGGAGGTGGAAAGACTATTGTGCTTACCCATGTTATAAAAGACCACCTCAAGAAAGGTGGAAAAGTTCTTGTTCTTGCACATAGAGAAAGACTACTTACGCAAATGAAAGATAGACTCTCGGACATTGGTATAGGCTCTAAAATCTTAATGAAAAATGAAGAGATAGAAGAAAATGATAAAGTTTTACTTTCTACTATGCAGAGTGCTTCTATAGATAAAAGACTTGAAAAACTTTCTCATTTTTCTCCTACTCTTATTGTTATAGATGAATGCCATAGAAGTGTATCAAATTCTTACAAGAAAATTCTTTCTACCTTACTTACAGAAAGTTGTTCACTTCTTGGAGTAACTGCTACACCAAATAGACTGGATGGGACATCTCTTTCAGATATTTACACTTTCCTACTTGAAAGTAGCATTACAAGAGAAGAACTTATTAGGCAGGGTTATCTTCTTGATGTCGATTATCTTTCTTCTCCACCTGTCGATTACTCTACTGTAAAGAAAAATAAAAATGGAGAATTTTTACTTACAGGACTTGAAGACAAAATTGATACAGAAAGCAATATAGAAAAGATTATTAAATCTTTTAAGAAGTATGGAGGAAATAAGAGTACTATTGTATTTGCCATAAGTATAAAACACGCAAAGAATTTAAAAGAAGCATTCTTAAAAAATGGATACTCGGCAGAAGTTCTTTCCATAGAAGTTAAAGAAGATGAAAGGCAGAGGATTCTTTCGGAGTTTTCAAAAAGCATTCAAATTCTTATCTGTGTAGAAATTCTTACAGAGGGTGTAGATCTCCCAGAATGTGAATGTGTACTTCTTTGTAGACCTACCCAATCCCTGGCTCTCTATCTCCAAATGGTAGGTCGTGCACTTAGACCAAATGGAAAGATGGAAAAAGCAAGGATTCTTGATCCAGTTGGAATGCTTCACTTACATGGACATCCAAATGACAGACAGAAATGGTCACTTTATGGTCAAGTTGTACCCCGAAATATACCAAAAATTGTAATTGGAGACAAAGAATACAGGAGAGGTGTAGAACTCGAATGTTCTCCTGTAGAAAATATTTCTGCAGATGAGTATTTCTCTGAAAGCAAAGAGATACTTTCTGTACTTTCTGACTCTACTGTAAGGGTTAAAGGTGCTACTGTTATAGAAATTACAAAGAAGATACTTTCGGATGCACAGGTAAGTGATTTTGAGATAGACTATTACCTTACAAACAGCACAAGATGTTACTTAAAATCAAAAACTCTTGGAAGTTTCTACATAGAACTTGTACAAGGAGTACTTCCAAATGTAATATCTTATCCAGAGATGATGGAAAATATTACAGAATGTATAACTTCTATGGAGAGATATGTAATCATAGGTAGAATTTCAGAAGTTATTCTAAAAAATAGGCTAAGTTATACAAAACTAATAAGTCATCAAAGTACAGAAGTAGATGACAAACAACTTGCGAAAGGAATAGCATGGCTAAGGGAATCACTTCTGGATGAACTTGAATCTTATATTTCATCTCTTCTTTCTGTTTATAAGAAAGTAAAAGTAAGTGTTCATGGAGAAAATCTAAATATAAGCAGATATGTTCCTATAAGTTACAGAGATAATGTAAGTACCTGGTCATTTATTCTTTCGGGTAGTAAACTACTTAAAAAGAGTATGGTAACTATCGTAAATGAAAATATAGATCAAAAAATTCCTATGAATATGTACAAAGAAGAACTTCTTGAAATCTTTTTAAAACTTGGAAAAACCATTTCTTTCCACCTTGTAGACAAGTAGATAAAGTTTTTAAAACCTTTGAAAAGATGACTTGTGAAGAACTTCAACATTTAGCAGAAAAAGAACAAAGAATTTCTCCACCATACAAAATTCTTTTACATGAAGATGAAAATGTGGTGGAAGTCTCTTTCTTGTCAGTATGTGATAAACTTCTTTGTAAATATCAGTACTTTAAGAAAAGAGAAAATATAAAAATCACAAGAAAATGAGAAGAACTCTAAATGAGAATACAATCATTCTTTCAAAAAAGAAATACAAAGAAATAATAAGTAGGGTGCTCGAGCAAAGTACCTCAGACATAGGTGTTTTCCTATCAGATGAAATCTTTGAAATAGCTCAGAAACAGATAAAAATTAAATGGAAAAGTACCCATGTGGTACTCATAGGTAGCGTAGGTACAGGAGTAATCTCTTCTACACTTAAAGCAGGAGAACCTATTTTAATATCTAAACTCTATAAAGAAGTTGGGAGAATATACAGAGAAACACTCGACAAATATACTCTAAGTTTATACTCTCCAATTTCTAAACTTGAAATAGAAAGACTTGAACTCCTCAGAATTCTACTTGGTAGCAGTACTCTTGAACTTATAAGTGATATTCAACTTATTGGTGTTCCTTTGGAAGTTGATACAACATCACTTAGGGACTATGTTCTTGAAAGAAATAGAATAGGTACAGTTGTACAAAGTCTAATATCTAAAGGTTTTATAAGAAAGCATAAAAATCTTAAATATTCAATTACTGCAAATGGATATAAGTACTTCACTTTAAAGAAGCATCATCTTACTACTGTAATGCCTCCAACTTCTTCATTTCTTACACCTACTGTAATCTCTTCTATATCTTCGGTAGTTAAAGCATCTATTTCATCTACAATAAAGAAGATGGGTATGGAAATGGAACTTTCAGAAATTGTAGAACATGAAAGTAAAATAGAACTTAAAATACTTATATCTCCCACAGATATAACAGGTGGAGAGGTCTTTTGGAGAGGTAAATGGTACAGGATTCTTGGAGAACTTGGAGGTAGAGCAGTTCTTCAAGGTAAGAAGAATATGGAACATCTTACGCTCAGTCTTTCTACTTTAAAAAGACTTGATATAAAAAAGGAGACCAGATAAGGTCTCCTCAAAATTTAATTAATTATAAAACATGAAAAATTCAAAGGTCTTTTATTTCTGGGTAAGTAAACAAGAACTTAACATCCAGAGTTTCCCAATTTACTTTTGGTCTGTTATCTATTTGGAAGCAAGGTGCTGTTTTGTCATATTTTGAAGCAAGATGAAAGAACAGACTAAGTGGATGGACTTTAAAATCTACAAAAGTATCTTCGAGAAAATTAAAACTTCTACTTCTCTTTGACATATCAATGAGCCATCTTTCAGAAAGTATACCACCATATCCAGAAGTTTCAAAGTCCCAATCCTCAAGTTTACCATATCTTCTTTCAAATTCTGCATCTGGGATAACACATATGATATCTATGTCTCTTGGATTTTCTTTACCAGGATTCATATGTGAACCTACAAGAAAGCAGTAGCCATTGTAATACTGAGAAAGTCTATGACAGGCAAACCTAAGTGGGTTCATTCTTTCTATTGGAAATTTAAGTTTTTTGCTCATTACCAACCTCTTATTATTTTAAGAATTGTTTTTATTTCTCTTTCTTCACTTCTGTAAATGTAAGTAGAGTAATTATATTCCATTCTTACATTTATATCATCTTCATGTGCATACAGGTATTTAACTTTTCTCCCTGTTGGACTTTCAAGAATTATCTCTTTTGGAATAGATTCAAGAACAAATCCAGTTTTTCGAAGTAAATTGTAGTAAGTAATTTTGATTTCATTTTCTTTCTTATCAAAATCTTTACTTTCTATTTTATATTCTACACTTTTTATATTTCTGTCAATTTTAATATCATCAGAAAGTATAATACCACCACTTGTTCTTATAATGTCGTAGTATCCCTGTCTGTGTCTTTTGCTTTCAAATCTTACAGTTTGATATTTAATCTTTCCCTCTTTATCTTTAATCTTGAGTTTTCTGAAAACCTGTAAATTGTGCTTTACATAGATTTTCTTCATTGATCCATATTTCCCTATCATAAATTTTAAAATATTTTTATATGTAACTTGGTTTTTCTACTTTCAGAAATATAATAAGCCAGTTTATTTTTGTGACTTTCATAAGTATAAACTTCAAAACCTCCTGTTTTTGTATTTACAAGAGTAATCTTCTTGGGTAATGTGTCTATTTCCTTAAAATCTAAATTTATCCAATCTACTAAAAATATACCTTTTGAAAATGAAATATTTTCATTTGGAAGATAAAGAGTTATTTCTTTTTCTTCTATATCAAGGTAAATTCCTGTAACAGAAGATCCACTGTTTATTATTTTAGTATGTAAATTAGAAAAATGGATAGAAGAGTTTACCACATACTCTTTTGTAGTATGTCCATATGAATTTTTGATATTAAGTAAGTACCGTAACTTTGCCATTTTTTTTCTTTTTCAAATTTTATACAAAAAGGAGGTCAAATGTTGCATCAAATGACCTCCCTGGATAAAAATAATAAAAACTATAAAGAATGAAAGGATTCCTATGGTTCTACTTTATTTGATTTAGAATGAATTTCTTCAAGAATATCTGCGTACTGTATATCTTCTCTTTCAAGAAGTTTAAAGATATCATCTCCAAGTATTTCGTAAAGTTCTTCTGAGTACTCTTCTATACTGTTTGCTTCTGAGATGAAGTCAATACCAAAGCAAACTTCTATAACTGGGTAACTTATTATTTTCTTTATTTTATCTTCCATTAGTTTATAAGTTCTTTATAAAGAGAATCAAAAAGAATATCTCTTAGATTTACAATGCCATTTTTTGTATCTGTAAGTATGATAGAGTTTTCAAGAATCTTTATAACATCTGATTTTTCAAGTGTAGGATTTTCCACCGTACTGTACTTCAAAAGAATATCTTTTATATCAGAAAGTGTAGGTAGGTAAGTTTTTACATCATAAGGGATTTCTTTTATAGAGTAAATTTCACATGGACAAAAGTTTCTACCTCCTATGAAATATTCTCCATTTTTATCAATTTCTCCAACCACCCAATATGCTACATTATCCATTATGAGAAACATATATCTACCTGCTTTCATATGTTTTTAAGTTTAAACTTTAAAAAGAATCCATCAGCAATAAAGATATAAAGAGAATCTACTACTTGAAGTGTATAATCTTCTATAGGATTGTCCAAAAATGGAGTTTTAAATTCTTTTGGAGAATCTACTTTTTCTACAATTTCTACAAGAGTATCCATATCTATGTTATATTTGCATTCTATCTTATATCTGACTGCAATATTTAAGTACTTAGAAAGAATTTCATGATTGTAGAGAGGGAAAAGTTTTTCATCAAGTTTTGCTTCTTCTATCATCTTTACTGTCTTCTTTGGAGTTTTTACAACCTCTACTTTCTGTTTTGTTCCTACAATAATAAGAGATTCTCCTACTTCTCCAATGACAGTCCCATCTATAATATCAGTCTTGGTTCTTATCAGTCTTCTTTCTATTTTTCTCATCTTCTTTAATTATTTTATCTTCAAGTTCACATATCCAATAACTGGATTTTCTCTTTATTTTTATATCTCCATTTTCTGCTTTAAGGATAACATGAGTTTTTGTGATATCCATAGAAGACAAGGAGATACCCAATCTTTCACATAGGAATCTAAGAGCAGGTACAAGTCCCTCTTCTGTATCAAAAACCAAAGGAGATACCTTTTCTTTCATTTTTAAAAGATAACTTTTATGTGCATACTTAAGATCTTTGGAAAGTCTAAATTTTTTAACTGATTTTAAACAGAATGAAATGAAATCTGGTTCTTTCTCAAAGACCTCTTGCAAAGTATGTTCCTTGTGTCTTCTTGAAAATCCAAGTTTTTCATTAATATCATCGTAAAGTTTCATAAAGAATTTTTGTTTTTGTTTATTTCTTTTTTACAAGTGCAAGTGCTGACTTATTTACAAGTATACTATCTTTAGAAAGTGGAACATCCAGGTGGATACCCTCTGCTGATGTACATCTTGAAAGAGCAACATAAACCTGTCCATCTGCAAAAAATCCAGTACCTGTTTGAATATTAAGTTCACTAAATGTAAGTCCTTGACTTTTATGAATAGAAATTCCATATGCAAGTGAAAGAGGATATTGGGTCATAATAGCAGTAATGATAGACACAATCTTTCCCTCAGTGTATGTATACGATCTAAGTTCAAAATCGACAGTAGAAATAGGAACAACACCTGTATCATCATCAAGGTCTACATAGATAGTCCCATCTTTTATTTTTGTAATAGTCCCAATTGATCCATTTGAATAACCCTCTCCATTTTTTCTTATCATAACTTTACAACCAAGTTTGTACCTGAATTTATAGTCAACTGGGAAAGCACTCCATTCAATTTTATCTCCTGTAATGTTGTTAATCTTTCCAAGATGTTCAAAGAGTGGAGAATCTATATTTTCAAGTGCCACTGTGTTTATTCTTTCTGCTGTTGCATTTGTAGTACAAAGAGTAATAGCCTGAGGATTTGGAGGAGTAACTATAATCTGATTAAGTTCAGAAAGTTCATCTGAAGTGATTTCTCCTGTTCTTATTTTATCTAGCCAGAGAGCAAATTTGCTATCTTCTGCTTGTCTGTATTTCTTTGTAAATTGAACAAGTTTAAACTTCCCTGCTTTAAAACCTGGAGTATTCCAAAACCAATCTCCTCCAAAAGTATGCTTAAGGTAGAGTTTTTCTTCAATAGTTGCTACAACTGGGGCAAGTTGAAGAATATCTCCCAAGAAGACCATCTGTTTACCTCCAAAAGGTTCAAAGTTCTCTGTGTTATATTTAAGAAAAAGATCAATGTAATTCAGTACATCACTTCTACACATACTGATTTCATCCACAACTATTATATCAACTTCTTTATAAAGTTTAGCCTCTTCTTCTTTAAGAACTTTTACAGAATTTGCAGAAAGTTCTCCACCGATTGGAATTTTAAAATAAGAATGCAAAGTTTGTGCACTTCCTGTACGCTGTGCCATATTTATACTGGCTATTCCAGTAGGTGCAAGATAGACAACTTTCTTTCCCTGGCTTTCAAATTTCTTATTCATATAATAGAGAAAGGTACTCTTCCCAGTTCCTGCTACCCCAAGAATAAGAAGATTATGTCCAGCATCAATTCCTTTTTCTGCAAGTAAGAATTTTTCATTTATTTGGATTTCCATTTCCATTTCTTTAAAGTTTTATAAGTTTTTTATCCTTTTAGAAGTGATTTTAAATAGTGAATATCTTGTTCAAGATCGATTACCATGTACTTGGCTTTTCTACGCTGTTCAAATCTTTCAGAAACAAGTTTTCTATTGATTCCATCTCTTTCTGATGTATAAATCATATCATTCTCTGTGCGAATATGTTTTGAAATGTCATATTTGATATAATTTCCATCCATAGTAAGTATAGTTTCTCTATCTTCCATTAGTCTACCTACCATTGTATCCACTCCCATATTGAAAGATAGCATAATAGATGGATATTGGGATTCATAATCGGCAATCAGAATATTTTTATGTTTTCCAACTTCTGGTTCAAGTACAAATGCTCCCTCATATTTGTCATAAACATTGTCATTTCTCCCAAGTATAACTACTTTATTCTCCTCAAGAAATAGTCTAATCATGTCATTCTGCACCATTCTTGTCATATAAACGCAACTGGCAAGTTCTGTCCATGTAATCTTTGAAAGATTGAGCAGGAGCTGTAAGGTATTAAGTTTTCTATGAATGAGCATTACAAGAATGGTGTCTATGGCATTATAGACAACATAACTTTCAAAATCACCCGAATAGAGATCATCAAGTGAACCCTGGAAGTCCAGTTTCTTTACTCCCAAAACCTGTGTTCCTACATCTCCCAGATTTAGTGATGTCTTAAATTTTACACTTCTATCATAAAGTGCGTAAATTTCCATATAGTCAAAAATGAATCTATGTACAGGAAGTTCTGCTGTATGTACAACTTCTTTGTTATATTTGTCAGAGATTGATACAGATGTAAATCTTTTAGTTGGACTTATAGGTTTATAATCTATATTAAGTCTTTTCATTCGATTGATGATATACTGCCAGTCAAACTTTATAAAGTTCCAGCCAGTAATACAGGGCATCTGCTTACAGAGTTCGACAAGTGCTTTAAGCATAGACACCTCATTTGGGTAGTACAGGTACTTAAATTTTACATCCGGAAGTAAATGCTCTGGTATATCTTTAAAGTGATCCTTTATTCTTTTTTCTACACTTTCAAGTTGGGCAGGAGAAAGTACCTTTGTACCCATTACATATGATGTATTTGTAGGAGAAAAGATAGCAATAGTAGTTATAGAAGTTAAAGCCAGTTCAGCCGATGGAAATGTACCATCAGCATTTGCAGATACTTCTATATCCAGAGAGTACATTGCTGGAACATTTGAATTGTAGATAGCATCTGTGGTTGACTTTGGAAGTTTAGACATAAGTTCTATTATCCTTGTAAGAGAAAGTCTACCTCTGCCACCTGTCTTTCTTACAGGAAGTCCAGTATGTGATTTCTTTTCTCTTGATACAAATGGATCATCCGGGTCACAAATAGCCCATTCAAAATTTTCTCTTTGAGGAATCTGTATCTTTTTAAGGAGAATCTTTCCAGAAGTATCATATGTAGATACAACAAGAGTATCTCCCTGTTGGTCTATATTGATCATACTTTTAGTTTAGATTTAGTTCTACGATGAGTTTCTGTCTATAAGAAAGTTTTATAGCATCTACGAAGTAAGATATACCATTTTTATAAATGTAATACAAAACTTTAGCAAAGAGAAGAGTTTTTATTTCATAAGTTCTATCATCTTCTCCAGGGTAGAGATAATTTATTATATGGGAAAATGATATAGCAAGTTCATCTGGGGAAACATTATCAATCATATCTATGTTGTTTCTTTTGTCTACATAGATAGCAGACATAAGTACAGCAAGTTCTTCTACAGTCCTAAATATCTCTTTCTCATCTTCCATCTTTTCAAAAGTAGAAAACATAAACATCATTTTGTCTTCTATATGAGACATTCTCTTTCTTATAGTTTCAAAATCTTTATGCATTGCTCTGTGTGTTTAATCCTTGTTCAAGTACATTAATTGTTTCTACAAATAGATTAAATCCATTTAGGTAGGTATAATATATGAGTGTTGCAAATGTAGAACTTTTGATAAGATCAGAATCAGGGATAGAACTGTCGATATCTTCTTCAAGAACTTGAGACATTGCTATTATGATATCTTCAATAGGGAGATCTTTATAAGTTGGAAACATCATCATAAATCTTGAACACATATGCAGGACAAGTCCCTCAATGTCATCAAATAATTTTTCTTCATCAAGTGTAGAGAGATTTTCTACTACTCTCATGCAATGTTCTCTCATTATATCTGATTTTGAAAGTATTTTTTCAAAATCCTTATGCATTTCTTTCATAAAAGTTTTTATTTAAATTTTTATCTATAAATGTTATACCTCCCAAATGCCCATCGTTTCAAGGTTTAAAAATTTGAGAGACCTTACAAAAATGTAAGATCTCTCGATTGTTGTACTTCATATAAACATTAAAGATTTAAAGATCTTCAAGATCATCAAGACTAATGTCTGAGAAATCACTATCAGAAGTACTTGTTTCTGCGTGAGATGTCTGCATAGAACTCTCTGCTACAGAATCAAATGACATTTCTTCAACTTCAATACTTTCTGTATCACTTTCCAAATTGTAATCTTCTGCCTTAGTTGTGGCTATACCAGTAGAATTTGAGAAGTAAGGTTTGCCATATGCTTGTTGATAAATTGAATTAAACAGTTTTGGATCATCTATAAGAGATTTTACAATCTCCACATATTGTTCCTCTTGTTGAGGTGTCCAGGGTTGATATTTTACTTTATCCAGGTCTGGAGCTGTACTCAAGTAATCAAGGATTTTCTTCTTATTCTCTGGTGTAGGGTCTTCAAGAACTTCTCCATTTATAGAAATACCACTTCTGTCATCAAGGAAGTATGAACTTTCATAAGAAGTAATATTTCCTGTTTCAGTTGGTTTTTCTTGCATAATAAGTGCAAAATTCTTACCTTTGAAAACATCTTGAACAATGCAGGATTTCTTACCAATTGTAAGATTCTCTTCAAGTTGATGATCAATTTTCTCCTTGATTTGTTTAGAGAATCTCATAATAAGAATCTTACCCTCAAGTTCTGGTTGATGTTCATCTTTAATTACCTGTACAAGTGCCCAATAATAGAATCTTCTTGTAAAATGTCTGCCAATTGCTTTATAAATTGGATTTGTAAGTTTGTTCAGAGTCATTTTAGCAACACTCATAATGTTGTTGTTATTCCCTGCATTACTTGGACAATCTACTTGGATTCTGGCATTTGGATTCTTAGGATCTGGAAGAAAGTAAATGTATTTTCCAATAATATTACCTCCAACTGGATCTTTTGGATTAGGTAAAAATCTGATAATAGAAGAATATTTTTTATTCTTCTTTGCAAGTTCCCCAGTTAGTCCTACTTGATAAAGATCTGGATCTTTTTGAAATTCGCCAGCGAAGCCATGTTCACCTGCTACTACAAAATTTTCTTCTTTAAGGTCGAAGATTGAATTTACATTTTCTGACATGTTTTAAATATTTAATGTTTACAAAAATAATACCCTACTGGAAATGGAAATGTTTCTAAAAACAGACTTCCAAAGTCATTACAACTTTGGAAGTTTAGGTGTTTTCGGAAGTTTAGGAGAGGAAAGAGAAGAGTAGTTTGGCATTTTTGAATATTGCTGTTTTTCTTGCTCTTTCTGTTTCTTTTCTTTCTGTTTCTCCATCTGTATCCAGGTATCAATGAGATCTTTATATTCAAAGTATCTCATCTTGGAAATGGAATCTGGAGGTATGCTCTTATGCAGGATCAGATACTGAATGCATTGAGCGAGATTTCCTAAGTTTATCGAAAATATTCGACAGATTGAAGAGTCCTTTGTACCCTCCTCGAAAGTTGATCGGTACTCGTACCTGTAAGGCACTTTCCCCCTCTCCAAAGTTTACAAGAATCGTATTCTTAATTCCAAGATTGATCTTTTCTTTTACTTCTGAAATAAGCATATGTTCATCATAGGTAAAAGATTGATATTTTTCATAAAGTGAAGACATATATTTGTCCTTATCATCAAGAAGTCTCCAATCTTTAATCATAAATTGGACAGTTTTGATGAAATTTTCATTTATGAATCCTTCTCCTTTCTCTTTCTTTTCAGCCTGTCTACGAACATATTCTCCGATATACTCAGTTACACCTATTGTAGGAACATAGAGTTTAATGGGTGCAGAGAAACTTTCATCTTCAAAGACAAATCCTCTTTCTTCTTCGTTATAGAAAGCCATGATATCTTCATCTATTGAATGATAGTCAAAAGAGTCATTGTTTATTTCAATTTCTACGACAGCCCCAGTTTTTGGATTGGTAACAGCCTGAGTAAGTTTAACTTCTCTCTGTTGTGCTTTCATTGTAATATCTCTAAGAGCAAAAATATAGAAGATTTTGTCTATGACAGAGATATCTTTATAACTACCAGCCTTTCCATTTACCTGTACTTTTATACCTCTACTTAGAATGAAATTGATTTTTTCATCTATATCAAGGATAGATGATTCATTCATTTCTGAGTAGTATTTCATTTCTTCTACATTTAAACTTCTAATAGAAGAAATGAAAGATTTAGGACAAAAGAGACCTTTACTTGGAAGTTTGGACTCAGAATCCAAGACTGTATATCCAAATCCAAGAGATCCAAGTTTAGGTTCTGGAGATGTATTTTCTTTAATTTCTTGAATAGAAGTAGGCTCTTGTACTTCTCCATCAAGGAGAGCATCTCTTCCTGTATTTTCTGTATTTTCTGACATAAAATTTTTAAGTTTTTATAAAAGGTTAATTCACTCCCTCAACTGAACTAAGTTCAAGGAACTTTGTAAAATAATAATTTAAGATTTCTACAAAGACATTTGTTTCATCTATCGGATTTTCATCTCTGTCCTTGATTGCTATTTCAAGTTCAGATTTGAGCCTAACAGTCATTGTAGTTGAAGAAATCTCCTCTCCTTTCTTTGAAGCGAATACAAGAAGCGAATCTGTTACAGCATCAAGCATTCTTATCTTCAAATTTTTAAGTGAGACTTCTTCTGGATTAGTAACTTCCTGAGACATATAGTCTTCAAGTAGTTCTGCTTTTAGTCTTTTAAGTGTATCTGTTACCATTGTAAATATAAAAGGTTTTTAAATATTAAATATACCACCATCTTTTGAATTTATATCAGAAAAATTTATCTTGTTTCCATTTCTGGTAGGAACTGGATGGCAAGTGTTAAAATACTTGGCATATGCATTTCTGATTATACTTGTTACCATATTGAAAGATGGTGGACTCGGTTCAAATTCAAGATCTATTTCTTGAAGTCCTAAGTGAGTTTTTAAGAGATTTTCATCTATTCCAAGAACTTTCATATGCATAAGTATAGGACTCTCTGTTCTATGACTTATGTTCATAATGTTCATTTTCATAGTCACTTTATGCAATGAAAGTTCAAGATAACTTTCATGTCCCTCTCTCATTACTTCAAGTAAAAAATCAAGACTTTTATTAATTGTATCTCCAATTTCAAATTCTCTTTCTTTTTGAACTTTCTCTACTGCTGTATATTCAAAAACTTTATCATCTACATATAGAATAATAGTATCTCCTGGCATAAAATTTCTTGCAAATTTAAGTTGTATAAGTGGACAATCTTTGAAATTTTTAATACCGTATTGGAGAATATCGGCTACTGCAAGTCCAATAGCATCTTCTTTATCCTGTGTGTAATTGAATCTATAAAGTTTAGATACTTCATTACAGTGCAAATATATCAGATCGATGAGTCTCTGAGTAAATTTACCATGTCTCTTGGCATCAATCATTAGGTTATGATATTCTTCTTTTTCAATATAATTTGCCATAAAGAAATGAGAATTTTTAGATTATATCTTCATCTATTGAAAGTCCACAAGTAGTAGTAATTACAACTTTAAATCCAGAAACTGCATTCTTGATTACACTTTTATTTACAGAGAATGGTTCTATGATTTTAGCCTCTCTAAGAGAGCAAAGTTCTCCTGTAAGTACATTGTAACCTGTTTCAAGATCAGATGTATATCCCTCTTGAAAATGTGAAATGTCTTCTGAGTCTCCTACATTTGTACGGATAAGAATTTCAAGCATTTTTCTAAGTGCACCTTGAAGTGTTTTTATAGCAATTTTTCCACTTGGTGTAGTGCATGTGTCCATCATTTCATCAAGTTTATCTGCAGATAGAACATAACTTTTACATGCACCATAAAGATATCCTCCTGTAATTGCTACTTTTGTACTTTCTATTGCATCATCTATTCTATCTCTAAGTTGAGTCATTTCAGCCTCACTATTTGCATGTAAGTAAAGAATAGAAGCACCACCTGTAAGGAATGAAAGTCTTTGAGAATATGCTTCTCTCAGAACTTCAGTCTCTGCAAATTCTTTGGCTTCTTTAAGAGAAGTAATAAGAGTTTCAAATTCTTTTGTAGGTTTTTCATATGTAAGAGTAGTATAATTTCTTTGGATAGTAATATTTTCTATTGTACCCAAGTTCTCTACTTTATCAAAGTCCGATAGTTTTATATCCAAATCTTTATCTCCAAGAGTTGCTCCTGTAATAGTTGCAATATCTGAGGCAATAGTCGATTTGTCTACTCCATACTTAGGTATTTTAATTACACAAACTTGAAGTCCATTTTCTTGCTTATTCTTTATAAGGTCTACAAGAACAGCAGGTGCAATGTCTGAGCAGAAAATTACTAGTGGTAGATTTTCAAGTAGACAATATTGTGTTACATTCTTGATTTCTCTAAGTGTACTGATTTTATGATTAGTTACAAAGATTTTTGGATTTTCAAATTCTATCTTTCTCCCAGAAGACATTTCTGTAAAATGGAGAGAAGCAAATCCAGATGGAATTTTTACTCCTGTTATTCCTGTAAAATAAGATTCTCCTGTTGTACTTTCTTTAATGTCTATAACTCCCTGTGCACCTACTTTATGAAGAAGACTACCTATAAGTCCACCTATTACAGAGTCATTATTGGCAGATATAGTAGCAATAGATTTTAACTCTTCCTCAGAAGTTACATCAAGTTTAATATTTTCAAGATACTTAATTATGAAATCTGTGGCATCAGACATTGTATTTAAAAATTCTCTTTTGTTGATATTTGTATCTTGTGTACAAATTCGGTACGCTTCTATAAGAGATTGAAGAAGTATACTTACAGAAGTTGTACCATCTCCACTTTCTACCATAGTTTTGTTACAGATATCTTTAACTATCTGACTACCCATATTTTCTACAGGATCTGAAAGGAATATAGATTTTGCAACTGTTACACCATCTTTTGTAATATGTGGAAGATAATTGCCTCTATCTATAATTACATTATCTCCATTTGGTGCATATGTCTTTGCAATTGCTGTGCAGGTTTTCTTTATTCCAGAAAGAAATCTTTCTTGGAAGTCATCATCAAGGTGTATTGATACTGATGTTCTCATATATTTAAAAAATTAGTATATTAAAGGTTTATTTTAGCGATTACAGTCTCTGGAGAGATTACAACATATTCTTCATCTTCGTATGATACAGAAGTTTCTCCATATTTGTCAAAGATGACAAAATCTCCAGGCTCAAGTTCTTCTACTTTATCTCCAATAGAAAGTACAGTACCTGTTGATTTTTTAGTAAGTGAAGAATCTGAAAGCATAAGTTCTCCCATGTGAGTATCAGATTCTTGTCTTTTTACAAGTATTCTCTTTCCAAGTGGAAAAATCTCTCCTGCTTTCATTTTTCCTATTAAAGAAGTGTAGTCTACACAAATGTACTCCTTATCATCAACTGTAATTACTGTAATTTTTGTAGAATCAAGAATTACAAGATCTCCAATTTCTATAAAAGTGGGACAAGATTTTCCTACCTGAAGAACTATACCTGAACTTCTTGGAGCACTTGATGAAGCACTAAGTGAAAGTTCTCCTATGTGAGTATCATTTTCTGATCTTTCTATAAGTACCATGTTTCCCAGTACTTCTATGTTCGATATTTCAATGTCCATTATTTCTTTGTTTTTGATATATATAGCATTTACACAAAAATTTTAAATATGGAAGTATATGAAAGAATTAAAAAATTGTCATTAAATCTTCAAGATACAACATATTTAGAAGATTTATCAGAAAATACAAATGAAAATTTCCAAGCGAGTAAAAATACAATTATTAAAGCAATAAGAAATAGAGAAATTCTTGGAATCTATTATGAAGATACAAGTAATACTGGGAAAGTTCTTGCTGGTTTTAGACTTGTAGAGCCATATGCATATGGAAGAGGCTACTTGGGAAGTGAAAGACACAAAGATGATGAATACCTTAGAGTTTTTGTAATAGCAGATACAAGATATTACAAAGGAGGTAAGAAGTTCTCCATGAGAAGAAGAAGTGTATCAAAAAGTGATAGAAGAGGTGGATGGAGACTCATGAGAGTTGATAGAATTAGAGATGTCTATTCTACTAAAAAGAAATTCAGTACTAAAAGAGAAGAATATAATCCTGCTGATAAACTTATTGTAAACATTATAATAAGTGCAGAGCCTAATGCAGGAAGATTTTAAAACAGATAAAAATTTATGATTAGGATACCTGCTCCTGTAAAAAGTATACCGATTATTGCTCCTGAGTGGGGAAAACCTGTGGAAACTGCCATGAATGACAATTCCACAGCATGGTCTATTTCGGTTACTATTGGAGATACTAAATATCTTCTTGGAGGATTTTCAAGTAAAGAAGATATTCAAAGATATAAGAAAATGGCAACCACCCTCTATCATGTTCAAGTTACAACAGAAGAGGGAACAGTAACAGATAGCAAAAGTTTTACAGGACTGGCTGATGCTGAGAAGTATTACTTAAAACTTCAAAAAGCAGAACTTAAAAGAATAGAAGATCTTAACAATCAAATGCTTGAGGATTCAACTGCTAAACTTGAAAAACTTATGCAAGTTGAAGAAATTACAAGACAGGATCTGCTTGAAAATCCAGAAGAAGTAGATGTTCTGGCTATCAAACTTCAACACAGAAGCACTTTTGAAGCGAAGAAAGTTGCTTTCACTACTAAGGCAAAAGTCTTTTTACATAAAGCCAGTACATTTCTTTTAAGTGGTAAAAAGATACCTCTTGAAGATCATTACTTAAAAGATAAACTTGAACTTGATAGTGATAGACTTTCCAATATCTTTATGCAACTTGATACAGTGAATAGAGCCATATACAATATTTCTGAAGATATGGAAGTAAGTGGTGGCAATTTTTCAAGTAAGCAATATGAAGCACTTGCTCAACTTATTAGACTCAGTATGGATATTACAAAATATCAAAATGAGATTACAAAAGAGATAAGAAGTTATATCCTCGAAATTAAAGATTCACTTGATGATGATACAGAAACCATAGAATATGAAGAAGTGAAGACAGCAACAGGAGGTCTGGCTACCAGAGATAGAATGCAACTACTTAGAGAACTTAATTTGCATCTTAAAAATAATTCTGAACTTATACCGATGAGTAGCAATCCTAAACTTCAAGATGAGAATGATCCTACGCTCGGAAGTGCTGTAGAGCTTGTAGATAACAAGAGTGAGGAGGTAGATGATGAGGAGGTAGAAAATCCACTTGAAAGTTTCTATTAAGAAAAAGAACTGACATTTTATTTATACCCAAAGAGAAAGCGTTTCCAAAGTACATAACAAAATTTTTAAAGTTATGAATAATCATTTAGAAACGCTTCTTTTATATCCAGGCTCTGAGTACTCAGAACTGTATGGTCTCTTGCCTCGTGATATGGGTATTTTACAGAAGCATAATTTAATACTCCAAAGAAATGCAAAGATACCAGTAACAAATATACCAGAGATTTCACTTCAGGAATTTGTATCTCTCATGCAGGATTTTCTTGATATAGATGTTGTACCTCAGGAAAGTGTTACAAAAGATGACCTTTTAAGAATCTTACTTGGAACACAGCAAGATACAGGAGTAAATCTCTTGGATACTCCAGAAGATCTCATTTATCTTTCTCCATTTGAAAGAACATCTGTGCAGGAGAGTCTGCTTGAAAATATAGGAGATATTCCTGCTTCTATAAGAACTAACATTTCTAAAAGAAGAGAACTCTTTAAAAATTATATGAAGTCTGCAAAGATAAATCCAGAAGTCCTTAATCATATTATAAGCACAGATCTGGATAAAACAGATCTGGATATTCTTTCAAAGATGGCAGGTCTTGAGTACTCTCAAAGTAAAGCAAAAGATCTTTATGACTATGTTATTAAGAATCCACTTAGTGCTACAGCAGAAGTTATTCTTGGAACATATGGAGTAAAAGGATATACAGATATCAAACTTGAAAATCTAATAAATGAAGGAATTTATCCAAAACTTAAAGGTGGATTTATTTCTATTGTAGAGAATGCAGTATATTACAATCTGCATGGTAGTTACTATAAAAAAGAACTTTAATATATGGATTTACAAAATAAACTTATAAATCTGCACCGTAGCATATATCAAAGGACTGATATAGAAAGCATAATAAAAGATATCACAGAACTTGGTGCACAGGTAAGCACTTTAAGTACTACACCTGAAAGACTGTATCAAATGTCATCAGGTCTACAAGTAAGATGGTATAAAAATGGTACTTGTCTTATCTATAAAGAGAGTACTGGTATGATATATGGTGTAGGACTTTTAAGTATAGATAAAGTATATGTTTGGTATTGGAACACAGAAGTAGGTAATGAACTTGGAGGAATTGGAAATACAAGATTTATTCCAGTTGCAATAAATTCAAAATATCTTTCTATGATGAAGATGGCTTCTGAACTTTTACCTGGTGAAGATCTTTCAGATGATAGTATCTTATCTGTAGCAAAGAAATACACAGAACTTCCTTGTACCATATCTGGACTTCTGATGGCAAAAGTAATACTTCCTACTGAGAAAGGATACAGAGTAAATCCAAAATACCTTTTTGAAAGAAAGATAGACAGTTTTACCAAGTATGTTACAGTAGATGGTATTCATAGCATTACAGACAAGAAAAGTATAATACTTGAAGATATCAAATATGAGAAAGAAGATGTAATACTTTTTACAAAAATAGGAAATAAAAATATAAAGGTAGTTGTGGAAAATGGATTTAAGTCCATGCCTACTCCTTTGGTAGTTAAAGAAACAATCGAAAAATTTTATAATTTAAAATAACCCAATAATTTTATGCAAAACATAGAAAAACTTATAAATCTTCAAAGAAGATTTGAAAAGGATGCAAGATACTTTGCAAATAAAGAAGATTACATCTCTTTTGAAAAGGTTATAGAAGATTTCATCATAGAGGCTGGAAAAATAAATCCAGATATAAATACAAGAGATCTTTTAAAGAGACACCTTTCAAAAGCAAGTAAAGTAAAAAGTTACTCAGATGCTTTACAAGTAATAAATTCTGTATCATCAGATATTACTATTCTAAGCATGGATCTTCATGGAAAAGGAGAACCTATCTTCGTAGCATCAGAGTATGATAAACTTAGAAGAGATAACAATATAGAATATACAAAAAACAGTTTTGAAATTTTTAAAAAATCATTTGATTTTTTAAAAAAGAACAACGCAGATAGATTCCGTAAGATAGATGATCTCAGAAGTCTTTATCTGGGTAATGTTAAAAACTACAAAGATAAAGTATTTAAGTTCCCACATCTTGTAGATACTGAGCAAAGAAAACTTTTTAATACTTTGAAAGATATCATTACAAAGCAAGTATTTGATACTTTTGAAAAAGATAGAGAAATTTTACTTTCCTACCTGTCTGAAATAGCAGAAATTGGTAAAGCCTATGTAGACAGAAATGTAGACTTCAGTGATAGACTTCTTGATGGATATCATATTCAAAAAAGAAGAGAAGCCATAGGAGAATCTTTGGATATAGAAAAACTTAGAAGAGATCTTGATAAATCTAATGAAAAGAATATAGAAAGTCTAATTGATTCTATCAAAAAATGCTTTGAAAGTTATGTTAAAGGAGTAGAAAACTTAATGTCTGAGCATTCAAAACTCTATAATGACAGAATAGAGCGTACAAGAGCAGAAAGAATTATACTTGGTGGACAAGATGAAGTAAAGGGTATCATCGAAAGATATAAAAAGCAACTTGAAGATATTATAACTTCTGGAATTTCAAAAGATGAAGAGATTTTTTACTCTATCATGGATGAACTTAAAAATAATACAAACGAAAGTAATAATCTTTTAAATGAAGATAGAGAATCTCTTGAAAAAATCAATGATGTATTTGATACTTTCAAGGGAGAAGTAAATGAACTTCTTGGAGATTACGAAGATGACATGAAAGATAACTTTGAAGATGAATTTAAGAAACTCTTAGAAAAGTTAAATAACAAATTCCATGATATCATGTCAAGTGATGACTATGTTGCTTTTGATAAAGAAGAGAAAGTAATATCTTCTATGTTCATTGACTTCTGTGATGAACTTAACATAGTAGTAGCAGGATGTCTTAATGCTTTCAAGAGTAACTGTATCAATGCTTCTAATAGATTTAAAACAGGAATGAGAGGTGTTCGAAGTCTTACAGACAGAGAGGTTGCTGAGCAAGGAGTAAAAAGATTTATTGATTCTATCTTGACTATGGTTAAAAACATAGAAAGAAGTAAATCATTCAGCAAAGAATATGAGAAGAAATATAGAAGAAGTTTTGAAGAGATTATAAGTAATCACATCTGGAATGGAGATATACAATTTGCTTCTGGGACCCAGAAACTTGAAAAACATCTTAGAGATCTCTTGTTTAAAGATGATATCTTCTCTATGGGAGTAACTTCTGATATCTTAAGAAATATAGCACTTTCTGTAAATGGAGTGGATATAAGTAAGGATAAACTTCTTACAAGAGTAAAGAGTGTAGATTTAGTAAGAGAATCTAAGCAAAGACTTCTTGGTAAAGTTGATAGATATGGAGAGTCATACAGAGAAGTTGCAGAGCATAGTATTCTTCCTATTTTCTATAACCTTAAAAATGATGCTAAAAGTATAACAGATTTGAGTACTTTAAAAAAGAACTTCATTAGTTATACACAGAAAGCAGAAAATGGAGGAACATATAGTAAGTTCTTGGAATCTTATAAAAAAGATATACTTTCTGCTGTCGACTCTTTCTGTAAAGATTTTACAAAGATCACAGATACAAAGATAGACTCTCAGCAGAGAAATTTTGAGAGTAAAGTAAATGATATTCTTAAAGAGTACTCAGATATCTTCCCACACGGAACAGAATACTACTTTGACCAGGAGATAAAAGATAATCTTTCTGATGATATCAAAAATAATATTGAAATTATTGACAGATATCATGAAGCATATTCAGAAGAAATCATTGATATATTCTCAGAGACAATTCATAAAGAAATCGAAAAAGAAATCGAAAATCTGACAGATAAATTGGGTAGTTTTGTAAATGAAAATATGAGTCTTTCTAAAAGCAGAAGAGATACTTTCTTTGAAGCAGAAGAAGAGAAGAAACCTAAAATATCCAAAGAAGAAAGAGAGAAACTGAAAGCACAACTCGATAACTTCTTTGCTGATAAGAAAGAGGCTAAGGCTACTGAACTTAAAAAATCTATTGTGGACAGAGATAAAGCAATAGAAGATGTTATCCTTAAATACTCTACTGAAAAAGAGAAGATACAAAGAGAATATTCTAAAAACATCCAAGCTGCAAAATCTGAGGCTGAGGCAAATAAACTTAGAGCAGAAAGAGATGAGGAACTTCAAAGACTTTCTCTTGAAAAGGCTACTTCTATAGAAGATCTTAAAGAAAGACAGAAAAAGGAGGAGGCTTCTATTAGAGAAAAATATCAAACCCTCTTTGATAAGAAACTTGAAGAATATAAAGATTCTCTTGGAGATGCCATCGGTGACTTTGCCAAAGATATTGAAAGAGGTATCGAAGATGGAATAAAAAGTAATCCAATCTTCCAATAAAATTAAAATCTTTTTTCTCACTAATAATAGAGGAGGCTACCTAAAACTTAAAGGTAGCCTCCTCGCTTTTATGAAGTATTTTTATCTGTTTTCTTTATGCTTTAAGTAAGTTGTACATAAGGTCAAGAATACCCATGTTTGATACTTTTTTGTCCATATTGACTTCTACTCCTTGTACTTTCCAAATTCCTGTTTGTTCTCCATCTTCATAGAATCCTCTAAGTACCATTTTGTTATCGATGTATTTTTTGTAAATTCCATGTTTCTTTCCAAGCAAGTATTCACATTCTACATAAAGTTCTCCATTTTTAAAGTATCTAATCATACCATCAAGTTTAGAATCTATTACTTGACCCTCCATTTCAACTTGACCTTTATGACTTTTTCTAATTGTTCCATTTATATCAGAATAACCATCAAGAACTTGGTCAAATCTCTTCTCTGCTTCAAGAACTTTTCTAAGTCTATCAAGTCCTCTTCTCTTTCTTGAAGAGATTGTAATTCTGCTTGGGAATCCATAAGATTCTGCTACTTTTGATACTGAGGCATCTTCAAAAAGAAGTTTTCTCATTATTTCAGCATCATACTCTCCCTCTTGAAACATAGAATCTATCATATCATCTATTCTTGAAGCAGTTGCTTTTTCACTTTCATAGAAAGGAATTTCTCCTGTAAAGATATCCATTTCTTCTCCTCCATATTTTTCATTTAAGAGCATTTGGAAAACTCCATCATTATCATCTCCGTTGCTTTCTGTAAACATAGAAGACTCTGTGATAAATCTTTTATTTCCAGATGATGCTGTATATTCATCATCTCCCAAGTTTCTAATTCTGTTTTTGTTGTATGTTCTTAGGGCTTCATTCTTTACAACCACCATGAAATAACTTACATATTTCTTAGTCTCATCAAAGACATATTTTTTATCCTCATAGAGTTTGACAAAGCAGACATTGAGATTGTCTACTGCATCATCATGATTTTTAAGTATGTTGTAAGATACTCTATAACCAAGATTGTAAATTTGTTTGTAAAGTCTTGCAAATGCAGTTTCTGTTCTTGTTGTATAAAATTCTTTTGCAAGTTCTTGAATGTCCATTCCTTTTTTGTACTTAACCATGTTTTCTAAATTTTTATTTGTTAAACTTATTTGTGTAAATTTTTAATTGATTAATTTAAGATAGCATCATAATCATATCTATATTCAACCTCTTCTTCATCTTCTCTTGCTATTTCTTCATCTGCATATTTCATAAAAAGAAGTCCATTTTTAATAGTTTCTCTAAGATAATTTACAATATCCTCTACCCCATAATGCATTGTAGAAGAACCTCCTACATGTGTAGTATCAGAGTATTTGAAACTAATTGGAACAATTGGACTGTCTATAATTTCTCCAAATCCATTATCCATCTTTCTGTACCAAAAACCACCATCAATAATATTTTTGTAATAGTAAAGTTTTAAATCTTTAATGAAAGAGAACTCACTCTCGATGATTTCTACTGCTTGTCTTAGATTTTCTGTGTGTTGTGTGTTCATTTTAATTGATTATTTAAAGTTGATTGATTATTTTTATTTTATAATTTTCTGTATTTTGGCTTTATTAGTTTACCATATCTGTCAAAACTTCCTGCATTAGTCATGTCTATTTCGTATGGTATGCTTTCAAGTTCAAGTTGTGAGATGTTTACCCAAGTTCTTGAAGAATCTTCCCACTTAATTTGTACTCTTGGCTCTTTAAAATCAATGATCTCTCCTACAAGTCCTACATTATTACCTCTTGCTCTTACCACTTTCTCTCCAATTTTAACTTCTTCTGTTTTCATAGTTTAAATTTTATCTTACTTTTAAAATGTTTGTTTCTATCTTTTATACTTTATTTAATACAAATGCCGTGCCAGGGCGTTGTGATGGGTATCAGAGACATTTCGATATGACAAAGTGGCAGAATTGTCATACTTCTGTCATATCAAGAACTGACAAAACTGTCATACTTCTGTCACTTTGTCATATGACAGACATATCCCAAATAAGTGTTGGGAGTGACCATCTCTGACCACTCCCAACTTTATTAATCTGTTTTTATTTTTTAAACTGTATATCCATCATATGACAAAGTAATGTAAGTATTTCCTCCCATAAGAGTTTCTCCTGTTACTTCACACCTGTCAATGCTTTCATATTTCTTGATGATACTTTTGATTTTCTTTATATCTTCTCTTTCTCTAAGTTCTTTAAGCGTACATTTAACTGGGAACTTAATAATTACATTTACAAAAGCAGAAAATCCTGCATATCCACTTCTTACTGATAACTTGTTTGAATTATATCCAAGTTCTTTAAGTTCTTTTCTAATCTGCTGTGCTGTTTCTTTAATTGATGTCATTTTATCTTATTTTAATTGGTTATACTTTAAAAATGCAAAAATCATACCAGTCCGTTTTTATGGGTATCTAAGGTACTTCTATATGACAAAGTGGCAGAACTGTCATATTTTTATAATGGTTGGACTGTCATATTTCTGTCACTTTGTCATATGTATAAAACTGTCATACTCCCTAAGTAATAATATTTTTATGAAAGATTTTACAGTAGAAAATATTTTAAAAACTCCCATAGGTAAGATAAATTATAGACTTCTTACTCTTGAAGACATCACAACTCTCAGACTTGCACAAAGTAAAGACACTAAAATGACCAAACTTAAGTGGTGGAGAGATGACAAGACTTCACTTGGTGGTTATGTTCTTTGGAATAAAGGAAAGATGACACATGGTACACATATGGAAATTCTTTCAGAGTATAATAGGTGTTACACATCTATGGCAGAAGTTCCTACTGTAATGGAAACTGACTATTTTAGAGATGAATTTGCTTTCCTTTCAAACATGTCCCCAGTTGATATCTATGAAGATAAGGTACTTAGAGATCCTATCACAGGATATGGTGTTTCATATCTTGAAAATCTCTATCAAAGTCAGAAGTTTGAAGATAAAGAGATAAAAATGAGACTTCTAAAAGTAAATCCAGGAGAAGCCAAAACTCTGGGAAGAACACTCCCTGGAGAAATTCAGAACTTTGGAAGTAAAAAGGTTTTAATTATGGAAAATCTACTTAGACAGAAATTTGATATTCCTACACTTAAAGATCTTTTACTTGCTACTGGAAAACTTAAACTTATGGAAGTTAATCATTGGTATGATTACTACTGGGGTATATGTAATGGTAAAGGAGATAATAAACTTGGAGAACTTCTTGAAAAGATAAGAAAAGATAAAGGTATTGCATTGTTTTAAAAAAATAATAAATGAAAACCCACCTAAGATAAGGTGGGTTTTCTATAACCAAAAAATAATAAAATAAAATGTTAATGACAACAACTTTTATTTTAGGTTTTTATCCTGTAAATACTTAACAGCAAAGTAGGAATCCACTATGTCATTTACAGGACTAAGAATAATATCTTCTCCTTTTATAAATAGTTTCTTATCTTCATTTTTTAAAAACCCAAGCAGTAAGGATTTTATATCTTCTTTTATAAAAGATGTGTACATGTCATATTTTGTAAAGTTCCCATTACCTGCTATCTTTTTAATTTCTGTACTGGATGCCAGAAAGAAATCTACATCTGGATATTTTTCAAAGATTCTCTGTTTAAGAGCATATGTATGTTCTACCATCTGTACAATATTGTCTGTACTACCTCTCTTTCCAAAGTCATAATTTTCAAGTATAATTTTATCTCCTGGAAGTAGTCCCATAGAGTCTATAATTTCCATAAGAGCCTCACTCCACTGTCTACTTTGCGAGTGGTGTTTTCTGTGCCACTCACTTATACTGTCCCACCTGTGTGCAGGATTTTGGATTTTCTTTTTAGTCTCCTTATCTTTTATGACTTTTGCAGGAATGGAAATAGGTTCTCTGTCTACCATCTTTAAAACTATATTATAATCTTTTAAAGTAGAAAGAAGTTTAGAATCTTTAAAGATATCGTCAAGTGATTTTGTCTTACTTCTTGAAAAAACTGCTTTATTTACAAGTGCAAAATGTTTATATTCTTCATCTTCATAAAGGGTAAGTCCTGCTGATGAATATGAGAAATCTATACCAAGTATCTTCATAAAAATTTATTTTTATTATCCTTATTTTTTAAAATAGTCTTCTGTAGCAAAAACATATTGCATACCTCGTTCCTCACAATACTTAGTAGCATACTGCATTTTAGCCTTGATAACAGAATACTTCTTGAGTTTTTCAAGATATGCCTTTTGATTTGTACCTCTTATAGGAGGTGTGATATAAGTTTTGGGTTTTACTTCAACTACATATTTTTTAATAGTACCATCTGGAAGTTTCTTTTCAAAATAGAAGTCTATGAAGTATGTGTGTGGTTTTCCATCCAGTGGAGAAATATATCTAACCTTTATACATTCACATCCCCAACGGATTACTTGTGGATTTGTGTCCAGATCTTTACATAGCATAAGTTCCCAACTGCTTCTGTAAATAATTCCATATGGATTGCCTACAATCTTTGATGGATGCGTAGGTGTAAAGTATCCTTGTTTATATTTTGAATTTTTAGATGGTTTTATAGAATTTAGTCCCATTATAATGAATTTTTCTTTTCAAGTATAGAATTAAGTTTTTCAATAGCAGAAAGCAGTGCCTGTGCAGTTGCAGTGTCCATACCTCCTGAGGTAACTGTTCTACTTGTAGAAGTAGAAGAAGTAGCAGGTGTAGTCTTTGGAGTAGGTTTATCTCCACCTCCAAATAAATTCTTAAATGTATTTGTGATACCATCTATTGTTCTACTTACTATGTTACCCTCTGACTCCTGTTTTGGAGCAGGTGGAGTAATAACTGTACCTATAGAATCTGGAGGAGTTTGAGCCAGTGCACGGCTGTAATTTACAGAAGCAGTTACAGTTTCTACAAGTTTTGCTGTATCCACTTTTGAAACTTTGTCAAGGACAGTGATCCAACTTTCCCAAGTTTTAAGAGTAGCAGGATCTATTCCTTTTAGGTAATCTCTGTGTGTTTTAAGTCCTTTATTAAGTTTATCAAAGATTTTTGCTAGTCTTTCAAGTGGAGAAACAATAGAATTTAATTTTGTTACTGTATCTTTACTTATAAGTCTAAGTCCTTTATTTGTAAAATGCATAAATGCATATGTTCCATATCCTACACCAAATATAGTATCCTTAGGATTGGAAGAAATAGAAGAAAGTACTTTGATTATGTTTGCTACTTTTGTAAGTGGATGGAGGAGTTCTGTAACAAGTTCTACACCTCTATCTATGTCTCCATCTCCGATAGTAGTTTCAAGTCCAAACATACCAATTGTACTCTTTGAATCTTCATTTGCTCTACCTATTGTAGCAAATGCAGTAGGTAAAATTCCAAGTAAGGTAGTTATAGATTCAAGTGCAGGTTTAAGACTTGTAGGCGAAAGTTTTGGATCGTTCCAAACAATTATCGAGTCTTTAAGTTTAGTAAGTGTTCCAGAAAGATCAGAAACAAGTGAAATACCCTGTTCTATATGTCCTTTAGAGAATCCATCAGTAAATCCAAGTACAGATAGAACACTTGGAGAGTAGAACTGGGATCCAGATTCAAGTTTACCAATTTCTGCAAATGCAGATGGTATAGTAAGAAGTACTGCCTGTATATTGGTATTTATAGCCTGTATATCCTGCTCAGAGACTTTCATTGATTTCCAATCTTCTACACCTTTAGAAAGAGATGAAAGTGTATCTCCAAGTTTTGATACACTGTCTATACCTCTTTCAACATCTCCTTTTGAGAATCCCTCAGTAAGTCCAAGAATAGAGAGTACAGTAGTTTGCTTTATTCTTCCACCTGCTTCAAGTTTACCTATATCTGCAAATGCTGATGGAATAGTAGAAAGAACTGCTACAAGATTATTTCTTATAGCCATAAGTTCAGCAGGTGCTATTTTCATAGTTTTCCATGCTGTAATTCCTTTTGAAAGTTCCGAAAGATTCTTTCCAAGTTTCATAGTAGCATCTATACCTCTTTCAATATCTCCCTTAGAGAATCCATCTGTTATACCAAGTATAGAAAGCACAGATGTCTGCTTTATACTACCTCCTGCATCAAGTTTACCTATTTGAGCAAATACAGATGGTATAATAGAAAGAACAGCAGTCATATTAGATTGTAAGGTTTGTATAACAGTTGGAGAAAGATTCATATCTTTCCATGCTCTAATACCTTTTGCAAGTAACCACATAGATCCTGCCATTCCTACAAGAGCAGTAAGTTTTCCAGGGAGAAGTACAGCATCTTTAATTCCAAGATCAGAGAATGCCCCAGATACTCCATTTACCATACTTTTAAGAAGTTGTCCTATATTATCCATTGCCATTGGATCTGTATCTGCTACAGAGACAATACTTTCTATACCTTTTCCAATTACCCAAAGACTGGCACCAATAAGTCCAAAAGCAAGTGCACCAGACATAATAAGTGGAGAAGCATATCCAGCCAGGGCGTATACGGCTCCAACACCAAATAGGAAGAGTGGGAACTGCCAAAGGAAATCAGTTGGAACATCTGCCCATTTTTCATTAAGGTATCCAAGTGTAAATCCAAAGACAAGTAAGGAGAGTGACATAAGTCCAACAGAAAGTGATCCTTGTAAAATCTGCGAAGAGACAAGACCTGCCAGGGCAAAAATTGCTCCAAAAGTAATAAGTGCAAGACCTATTCCAAGAAGTCCAGATGCTGTACCCTCTGGCATTGCCTGAATGATTGCAGAACTTAGAACAAGTGAAGCAGAGAAGACAAGGAGCGAAAGTCCCATTACAGCAACAGCAAGTGATCCCTGCTTAATCTGTGGAGCCAGTAGTCCTACACCTGCAAAAGCCAGTCCAGAAAGTACCATCATAGAAAGTCCAATTGCTACACCTGAGGCACTTTCTACTATCATTTCTCCTACAAGTGAAAGAATAGCCATACTGCCACCAAAAATAAGCATAGAAAGACTAATTTGTTTAACTACAGAAGTACCTCTTTCTATACTGTTCTCTGGAAGCATTCCAATGAGTGACATAGCACCTGCTGAAAGTAAGAGAAGTCCAAATCCTGTAATAATAGCAGTAGGTGTAACAGGAACATACTCTGAAGCGACAGAAAGTAGCATAAATGTTCCTGTAAGATAAAGAAGTCCAATAGAAAGATCTTTCATAGACTCCTGCATTCCCTGGAACTTTGAATGGTTCTCTATCGATGTAATTGCCATAAGTGAAAGAAGTGGAAGAACCACAGTAGTTGCCATGATGAGTCCAGGTACAGAAGTTATCATAAGTGGAGCCAAGAGTGTAAGTGTAGCACCCACTTTGAAAAGAGATGAAGTTATAGAACTTACATCTGTAAGTAGTTTTTCTGTACCTGAGAGATCTTTACTTATATTAGGAAGTGATGATAAACTTTTAATTATACTCTCTGCAATAGGTAGAGCAAGTCTACTTGTCATAAGTAAAGGAGTAGCAAGTGTAAGTTTAAAACCAAATCCAAGAAGTGCAGATGATATAGAAGACATAGTTGAAGATACAGAATCTATCTTTGTAATATCTACATCTTTAATTACATCTGTAAGTTTGGAAAGTGTATCGGTTATATTTCCAATAGCAGAAGCATTGGTATCTTTAACCTTGCTCATTGCAGTAAGCATACCTGCTACACTATCATATGTGGCAGGATCAAGAGATTCTATTCCATTCTTTTTAGAATTTTTAGCTTTAGAATTTGCACCTATTGTGGAAGAGTCTACAGTTTGTGTAGGAGAACTTGATTTACTCTTTTGTTGAAGCATTATAAGTTCTATTCTTCCAATAGAGTCATTTATATCGAGGAGCAATTTTTCTGTCATTACAGGAAAAGTTTATGGTATATATCCTTTTAAAAAATGTTACCGAAAGGACAAGGCTTTCGGTAACTAGGGCTAGACTAAACGGCAAAGATTTAATCTATAATTTCTAAATAAGTGTTTAAGAAAAAAGTTAAAATCAGATAAAAATGATAAAGAAAATCACTTATTTTTTATTTATCAAGGTAACTCTGTATATTTTTGAGTTTACGGATATCTTCCTCAGTAGGACTTTGGTAAAGAAGAATGGTATCCTTTGTATCTGCTTCTATCTTCTGAGCATACAAGTCCTTAGCCTCTTTTGAAATAGAAGAAAGTGGGTCTTTCTTGTCTTCCTTAGAAGTGTTACCTTTTGTATAAACCCAAGATGGAAGTCTACCTGTATAACTTCTTGAAAGAACAGAATGAATAACTTTTGTACCTATGTTATAAGGAACTTGTGAAAGTTGTGAGGCTTCCACTGGATATCTTATAGAGAAAAATCTAAGAAGCATAAAATAATGTTTCTTTTTAATAGAATCTTCTACTTTCGAGAATTTTTCCTTATCAAATATTACATTTCTATATTCAAAGAGATCCATAAATTTAAAACTTTTTAAAATATTAAACATCTTTATAATAGACATTTCCTGTGGAATATTCTCCTACGAGAGCTGAAAGTATAGAAGTATAACTTTCATTCTTTACAGAAGATGAAAGTACCTGTTTTATAGTATTAAGGATTGTAGTCTTTATATGAAGTGGATAAACAGATGGACTTAAGTAACAGGCTTTTATATTTCTTTCAAGTCCTTGATTAATTTCCGTGAGTACCTCCATATCTGATGGGTCATCTTTTGTACTTACAGTCTCTACCATACTCTTTGCAAGTGATATTCTGTCTATGGAATTTTCTACAATCTTTGGAAGAGATAAAAAATTTCTCTTCTCTTCAAGAAGTTGTTCTACTCTCTTCTCTGTAAATCCAAATGTACTCTTTCCACTTTTAGTGGTATAGGTATAAGCACTTGGTACATTGTCTGATTTATCCCCAGATAGAATTTTAACAAAAGAAATCTTTTCTGGATCTATGACAGTGTGAGCCATCGAGAAAACAGATAAATTTCCAATTTTATCAAGTGAGAAGATGTCGACTGCTGTATCTGGTATGGGTTTTGGAATATAATGCATCTGATCGAACTGATTATACATTACCACATACTTTGAGAAGTCATCTTCTGCTCTAAGTAGTTGGAAAAGATCTTTATCTCCAGAAAGAATAAGAGAAGATATCCCCTGTTTATAAAGTAGAAAAGAAAGACAACAACACCAATCATCTCCCTCTATAGTAGAGGCTTTAAGAACTGGTATCCCAGAGTTTTTAAGAACATTTAAAATATCTGAGAAGACATACATAGCACTTTCCATATCAACTTTTGAATGTCTATCTGATCTATTTGCTTTATAATTTTCATTTCCAGATATAGAAGTTCTCCAACTTGTTCCACCATCTGCACAGAAAATCAGACCTTTAAGATCTGGATATTGTATAATGGTCGATAAGATAGATGAGAGAATATCTCTTTTAAGTTCTTGTTTGTCCATATCATTTACAGGATATGCAGAGCCAGTAGTCTTAGCAAAGAGTATCCTGTAAAAGATATAGTTAAAATCTACAAGTATGTACATATTTTTTATTTTTGTATATTAAAGAACAATCATGTCTCTGAGATGTCTGCCTGTTCCCAGGAATTTAAGTTCTACATTCTCAAAAGGTTCAACTACTGGAATGATATATTCAGAAATAAAGTCTTTAACTTTTGGAGATACACCTGGGAGATCTTTAAGTTTTTCATTATTTATACCCTCCATTGTACCATCTATCCAATTTACAAAATTAAGAGAAATGTAGATTTTGTGAGGAGTTTGATTATATCTGATACATTGAGAAAGTCCAAGTTTAGAGAAAGTAAAGACTCTTCTTGGTAGTTTTGTAAGACTGGTCATTATGGCATCAGTAGGAATTTGAATACATGCTTCCCTTTCTACCTGTTCCCAAGTAATCTCCTCTTGATCTGAATATCCACCTCCAGAATTTGATTCTATTTCTTGGTATGGGAATTTTTCACTTTTAACTTCTTCAAAGTACAAATGTTCTCCTTTATGTAAGACAATAGTAAATGTACCATCTTCATTTTCTTTTATATGATCAACAAGTCTATGTTCTTTGAAGTAGTCTACTTCTTCCTTAGATACTTGAATTTCATTTTTTGAAAGAACATATTTCTTAGAATTTATTCTTATGTTGTGTGCACGGCAATTTATAATTACATTTCCAAGTACAGTTACTGGAAGCATACAATCATTAAGTGCAGATACAACAGTTACATTTCTACTGGTTGTATAAGGATAAAACTCTGGAAGTCCAAGTGAAAGTTGGAAGCCCTGTGCTACTGTAAGAAGTCCACTTTGACCTTCCCCAAGTCTCTCAAGGATTTCTTCTGTTGTATCACATATCATGTCCGAAAGTTCTGGAACATCTCTTGCAAGTAGAATATTTCCTCTTCTCATTATCTTTCTTCCAAGTGTAGCCCCAGCCCCGGAGGCTGTTGTTCCAGATGAAATTACTGAGTGCTTACTCGTATCGATTTCTTCACCATCAAAACCTGCTAGTCCTTTTTCATAATTTTTATCAAGTGTAGTTGTTATACCTGCAAGTGGAGAAATACCTATCTTCTCTCTTGGTATCCCAGAATCCTCTATTTCTTTAAGTAAAGATTCGAGATTTATAACAGCACCCTGCGTAATATACATTTTCTCAAATTCCTGATGTCTGTGTGCATTAGAATTTAAATTTTTATAACAATAAGTGAAAGGTGTACCATCTACTTTCTCTCCATCTACAATATGTGAGGCTTGGTGCATGAAAGTATTGACAACAAAATCAATGTTTGAAGAGTTTGCAGATATAAATTCTTCAAGTTTTCCTTTTCCAGAACTACCTGCTGATTGGTCAAGAAGTACAGTAAGTTTACCTGGAATGAAAAGTTCATTTAATGTATCCATTTTATAAAATATTTAAAGATTTAAATTTTTGTAAATAATATCACAAATAAAATACAAATGTTCCCACCAAGTGGGATTTGGTGGGAACAAAACTAAAAATAAGAATAAAATGACTTTTTCTATTTCTTTCCTGCTACTGCATCTCTAATAGGTTTTGCAGGTAAGTATTTTACCACAGTTGTAGCAGGTACATCGATGATTCTTGTAGGATCATTCGGTGCTTTAATCTTTCTTGCAGATCTTTCCTTAGTAGACCAAGTTCCAAGTTCTGGAAGAGCAATTTTATCTTTGTTTGTAAGTGCCTTAGTAAGCACATTTCCAAATGATGCTATAACAGAAGCAACATCTTTCTTTGTAAAGCCAGTTTCAGTAGCAACTTGGCTGATCACTTCATCTTTTGTCATGAGTTTTAAAATTTTTAAGTTAATAAAATTTTTTATCTTTGTAAGAATGTTATAAATTTGTATGTGTATTAGTTTCCCATGTAATCAATTGTAGTCCCAAAAACATGAGATATCTTCTTTGCAATTACATTTTTATTCTCTTCTTCTTTATCTTTCTCTCTTATTTTTAAATGGAAAACAGTAACAGGAAGTTTTACATCCATAGGGTTATAAAGTTCTATGGGATATGAAATGTCTTTACCCTGAAGAAGTACCATAGGAGATGCCTCAAAGAAATAAGAAGAGATGGAGTATGTAATCTTTTCAGAAGTAGAAGAAAGAACATTTGCTCTTATATCTCCAGAGATTGATAGACATAAAAGTTCAAGTTTTGGAGTTTTTCCAAGTGATTCAAGTTCAGAAAGTCCAGGAACTTCTGTGTCCAAGATTTTTATAATCTCTCTTAAAACTTCTGTATCTCCCTCTCTCTGTAAAGCCTTTATATCTGAGTAATAACCAACAAGATATTCTCTTGTTTCTTCTTCTGGAAGTAAGTAATCCTGAATACCATTAATTTTTGAAATCTTATCTTTTACAGAAGAAGATGTATAGAGAAGTTGGAGTCCTGAAAGGTTAAATTCAAATATTCTGTTTTTATAAGAATGTTTAATTTTGCTTTCTATCTTCACAAGTCCCTTACCTACTTTCTTTCCTATAACATCAAACATACCAATTTCCTCTTCTATGGTAGAATCTTCATTGTTTTTATGAGCAAGTGTAAGTTGCAGGGTTACTTTTGGAAAATCTGAAAGTATATTTGTTACAGATACAAGTTTAAGAGAGTAAGATATCTCATTTGACTTTGGAGAACAAGGATACTTAATCTCTGGAGTTTTATATCTCCAGTACACAGACATTCCAGTAGGTACTTGAATAACTTGAATATTTCCTGTATCACAAAGTGAAAGTGTTTTATATTCCCCGGGACCCAGAGACAGTGTAGATGTTCCACCTGATATATCTGTACCCTCTGGAAGAGATAAAAGACTCTGGCAGAGTGGAATATTTATAACAGGTGTTCCAAAAAGACATGTTCCATTCTGAAATCCTACCTGCAAAGATTTTTTATCTTCATCACATCCAGAACAACATTTGTCTAGATTTGTATTTGTACTTATTATCATATAAAAGGATTTTAATTTTTTATTTAATAATCGAATCTTTTATAAAAATGATATCATTTTATAGTTAAATAAGTTTTTAAATTTTATAAAAATGAGAATCATTTACAAAACACTTTATGGTATTATACCTACATTTGTAGAGGTATACAATCTATTTCAAATCAAAAAATCATTCAAAACAATAGTAGAAAATGATGTAATTCAAAAGAGATATAGAATACCAGAAGTAGAAGATAAGAATATTAAAGTAAATTTCTGGGGTACTCTTTATCTCTGTATTCTTTTACCTATTGGAGTAAGAAGTGTACCAGAAGATAGTCTTTCAAGAGAACTTGAAGATCTGAATTATGTTCTTTATGGTAGTGGAATGCATGGACTTATAGAAATGTCATATGATGTCTACTTCAATTCTTCGTATGATGTCTACTATGTAAAATACAGCCCAATCTTTAAATGGTCAAGTGCACTTAAAACATTTGGAACACTTGGATCTTTAATCTTGGCATGGATATATAAAACCGATATTACAGAAGTACTTAGTATCTTATGGAAATAATAAAAAATAAAAATCTTGTTACAAATTTACATACAGTAACTGGAAAATTTTCTACCTGTGATATTTCGCAGGTAGAAATTGTAAAAGAGAGTATAACTGGAGTAACTCCCAGAGTTGGATATATGAAATATTACTCTTGGAGCAAAGATGATAAAAATTACTCTACAAGAATAAAAATGTCTGGGAGTAAATTCCTTGAAATTCCTACAGGTACAAAAGTTTGGGTTGTTCTTGAGTATGAAATGCAGAATCCTTACTATGTAGATGAACAAATTTTTATTCATCAGGTAGTAATTGAAGATGAAGGAGAAAAGAAAATAAATCCAGTTGGTTTTGTAAAATCTGAAAATCTTAATGAAAAAGTTACAGAGGCTGTAAAAGAAACTCAGAGTAAACTAAATTCTTGGATACAAAATACACTCAGTACTCCTGTGACATACTTTAAAATATCTGGAATTGACACTTCAAGAGATGTAATTCTAAACGAATTTGGAATTTATGAGGGTAGTGATGGAGTTTGTCTTGGTGTTCATATTAAAGATAATATAATCCCTACAGAGAAGCCAGAATATAAAGAATGGGGACTGGATTGGGAAAGTTTTGAAATAGAAATAAGTGTAAAAACATTCTCAGATGTCTATGGTAAAGGTGTAACACCTACTGTTGGAGATTTTCTCTATATAAAAAGCATAAACAGAATGTACTCTGTACTTTCATTCTTTACAGAAAGAGATGTATCTGGAGAACCTACTTCTTATACACTTAAACTTTCTACTTATGAGGGTAAAAAATCTATTATAAATGAACCAAGTGTAACAGAGACTCTTGAAAATGTTCTCATAAGTACAGAGGAGATCTTCTCTAAAGAGATAGAAGATGAATTCTTGGACTCAAGAGGTACAACAGATGATCATGCCTTTACTCTAACTACCGATTCTCAGAGAAGTATACTTTCTGATAAGGTAATTATAAAAGATAAAACACTAATGAACTCTGGGACTAAAATGTTTAATCATTTATATGAAATGAAAGAAATGTCACTTGGAGAAGTTCTTGTAATGTATAAAAATGAGATAAATTTATCAAAAGATGATGGTATATCACTTGGTGCTACTTTAAGATTTGAAGAAGATATTTTGGAAGTGAAAGCAGAAAATGGAATTATAGAATCTAGTCAACACAGACTTCTTGGAGTAGGTACAAAACTTTCAGATGGTAGTTTTATTATAAAAGAAGAAGATGGAAAATACTTTACAAATGGTAATTTTATAGGAGTACTAAGTACTTTACCTACTTTAAACTTAGGTACTATCGGAGAAATCTTAAATATTCAAATAAGTGGTAAAGTTTTTGAAATTCTTGACAGTAACTTTAATGTTCTTTACTCTGTGGACATCGGTCTTCTATCTAAAACTTGGTATACTGTGGTAGTTAATTTCAGCAATCAACATAGATTCTTGGGTCTTTATATTTGGGAAAGAAATAAGAAACTTCCTACTTTTGAAAAAGAAATACCACTAAGAGATGAAATTATACTTAAAGATGAAATGGTGTATATTACAGCAGGAGTAGGACAGCTTACAAATATAAGAGTTCTTAACAGAAGCATACCTGTAAAACATCAAAGAAGTTATTTCATATCAGATAAAGTACCACAGGTAAGCACTGTAATAATAGAAGATAATGCTAGACCTCTTTATAATAGCAGAAAATATGATGAGGGAGTACTGAGAAGAGATATCCCAGATGGTACACCTCTATAAAGAAATACTTTAATTTTTATAAATTTACTTTAATTTTATTAGACATCTCAAAAACTGGGATGTCTAATTCTTTTTTAAATAGGTAAATAAAACTGCATTAATTTTTAAAAATCTAAAAATATGAGCGAATACACTAAAGTAGGAGACTACACAACAACTCAACTTTTAAATAAAGTAAAGGGTCTGTCAAGTTTTAAAGGGATTCCAACTGGATATTGGATTCTTGGTATCCGTAGTCAGGAGGATACTTATGATGTGTTTGATGATAAGTTTTATATCTTTAAAGGAGAAACACTTATTGATACTTTAACTGGAACTACAAATCCAGGTAGTTATGGTCTTATGAATTTCTCTCTTTGGAATAAGAAAGGAGTAGCAGTTGTAAAAAGTGATGAATGGTACTACGGAGTGTGGTCAAGAGGTTTACATAAAGGTAAAAGTCCAGCACTTAAACAAACTGGTGGATTTAAGATTATCAGAGATGGTAATAAGAACAAAAAAAGTGGAGACAGTGGAGAACCTGCTTGGGAATATGGAATCGGTATAAACTTCCATACAAATACACACAACTATTCAAGTAGAGTTTGGAATTGGATAGTAGGTGGTTGGAGTACAGGTTGTCAAGTGACTAATGATGTAGGAAAATTTGTTAAATTCCTTGATTATACAAAAGGTCAAAATCTTTTCACATATTGTTTAATTTCTGAGTTCTAGCAAAATTTAAAAAGGTAAAAGTATGATACAACTACCAGAAGGATTTAAGGGTTGGGGTACTGCTGTAGGTAGAATACTTATTACGGTAGCAGTAATCCTTGTAGTGAACTGGATTACAACAAGACACAGTAATCCAGGTGCACTTGTTCAAGTTCCTACAACCACTACTGCCGATAAAGTAGTGGAAAGTAGAATAGTGGAAAGTAGAGACAGTTTAAGAATACTGAATCAAAAACTTCCAGTAATGAAATATGAGATTGTTATCAAAGAAAAACAAATTGAAGATATTAACGCAAAAATCCAAAGGCATTATGATCAAAAAATTAGCACTGTTAATGATATTGATGGTAGGAAAGCAGACTCTATCATCGCAAACGCACGGTTCGTACCCGAGTGGTAGTATCATTCTTGATAGAAATAAGAAGATAGAAATTGCAAAGATTATCACAAATGAAAGACTCCTCAGAGGAGAAGTAAAACTCCTTAAAAGTAAAATTACTGAACTTGAAGATGTGGTAAAAGGTAAAAATAAAGTTATTACAACTCTTGAAGATAAAGCAAGTACTCTTGAAAAGATGAATAAAGATCATGAAGTGCTTGAAAGTATTCTAAAAGATAAAGTAAAGAGTACAGAAGACAATGTAAGAGCCTCTCAAAAAGCATCATCAAATGGACTGTATCTATGGAGTACACTTGGTAGCAGTATAATAACTGATCCAGATGGTAGAAAAACAGGAGGTATAGGTCTTGGTATTGTTAAATATAATGCACTTCTTGGAGTAGGTGTAAATCCACTTAATCCAAAACTTGAAGTTGTAGTAACTTTGGGAGTTAAACTTTTTAAACTCTAATAGATAGAGTAAGTCTCATTTTTGATTAAATTCATAAACAGTGAAGCCTGTCAAATTTTTAAATTTTTGACAGGCTTCACTGTTTACTAAAATAATCTATAAAATGAAAAATACCTTTACTTTTTATCTTTTATCTTTCTAAGAACTGCTTCTCTTATACTGTAAGCAAGTGATTGAGCATCAGTCATTGCTGTTTTACAAACTTTATTATTCGGATTTGTACCAAGTTCAATTTCTCCATTTTGTACTAGTGTAGTAGGTGGAGCAGTTGTCATATTTGGTGTACGAATAGGTTCAGTTGTGGAAACATTACCTCTTAGTTTACTTCTACTTGGATCAATCTTCTGTATTTTAGAATTTAGTTCCTGCATACTCTTATTTGGAAGATTCGAGTTTCCTCCCAAAATATCATTTTTTTCTATTACCTTAGAAAGTCCCTGTGCTATAATTCTATTATTCATAGAAAGGGTTTCTGTAGTAGGAATATAAAGAATATCTCCTGCTGTTATAGAAAATGGATCAGAAATGGAGTTATACTCACAGACAATATCAAACTTTGATTGATCTCCGAAGATAGCAAGTGCAAGAAGATCAGGTCTTCCATTAAATTCTTCGGTGACAAGAATAGGAGAACTCATAATAGTTGTGTCATCTTTATCAACTATCATATCTCTATATGCAAAATCTACAAGTGTACCATCTGGGGTATCTATACTTCTAAGATTTCTTTCAAAAAATGAGGGTTCTATTATTGGAAGTTCCATTCTTCTTTTTATAAAGTGACTTTATATATCTGTACAAAAAGGAGAGTAGACCACACATAAAAATCTACTCTCCAAAATGAATCACAACAAAAACATCACAATTATATTAATCTTCGACAGAGGAGGCATCAGTGTAGCCATCTTCAACTGTCTTTGGACTTTCAGTATTTACTTGAGTCTTGATTTTCTTCTGAGTACTTCCTCGTGTCTTCTTGAGTATTGTACTTAGAATATCTTTTGCTATATTATCTATATTTCTTTCTATATTAGATTTTATAATAGAAAGGAAAGCACTTTCACATTCCTCAGGATCAAGTGTATCTCTAAGAGTAGTAAGCAGGGAAACAGGGGCTATTTCTATCTCAGTTGAAACATTTACATTTGTAATCTCTTTATTTGCTTTATTTAAAATAGCAATAATAGGAGATTCTACCTCTTGTACACTTGGAGATTGTACATCTTCTCTAACTTCTTCCTCAGAAGTTGAATGATTTACTTGTAAAGCATCCTGGTACGCTATTGTAGGTTCAATACTTTGTTCACTTTCTGTATGTTTAATTACAGTAGGTAGAATAGGTACACCATTAGAGTCTATACCGAGATTTATACCAAAATCTTCAAAAGAATTGTCATTTTCTTCATAGGAAGAATCATCTATGTCGTAATCATAATCAACCATTGTCTTAAAATTTTATAAATAGTAGTAATTTTTATAAATGTTAGTTTTTTAATAGACTTTACCTAAACTTACTACACCATAATTATAAGTACCACCTGCTTCTCTCTTTGGAGCAGTAGTTGATCTTTTTGCAGAATTTCCCCCTCTGTTTATGTTGTCTTTACCTGCCACAGGATTGGCATTTGAAGAAGTTGCAGAAGTATGATTAATTATATCCATAAATCCATGTGGAGGGTTATATGCTCTACCACCACCATCTATGAACATACTTTCAAGTTCTGCTTTATCTCTTGGTCTACCACTTTTAAGTTTAACTGTATATTTAAGTTCAGTAGGGAAGTCATCCATACCAAGTTCATCTCCAAGTTCAATAGAAAATTCTTCTACAATAAGATTACCAATTCTGGCAATTGGGTGAAGTGGATTTCCAATAGTTAAGTGCCACTCTCCAGTAGGAAGTCCAGAAAGTAAGGAATGAATAGCAATCTGCTTTGGTCTACTGTTATATGTGGAGGCTTCTATCATTGCTCCACCTACTCCAGAGATAACACCTTTGAGAGCAGAAAAATCTCCAGAAAGGAGTCCATTGATGACATTCATAAAAGTGTCAGCAACTATACCGAATGCATTTTTAATACTGCTCATTGTAGCATCAAAGTATCCTTTATAATCTCCAGAGAACATAGCCTGTCTGGCTTTATCTCCACCCATAAATCCAAATTGTGGTTTGTGTCCACCAAAGAATCTGTTTGCACCTCCCCAGAATTTAGCATTTTGGAAAGACAGAGCAAGTAAGTTGAAGATAAGGTCAAGCATTGCTATTCTTGGATTTATACCATCATATGTTCTAAGTTTGTATTCAAATGTAAGAGTAGCCGAATACTCAGCACCAATTCCTGTACCTCTGACATTTACTTTATTAATGACATTTACTGGACCCAGTTGATGATTGGTATAATCAAATCCAGATCCTTGCTTTTGAGCATCTGAAGAAGCATTACTTCTACCTCCAAGATCTCCTCCAGAATTTCCATTAAGAAGTGCCACACCTTTTGCAATTGGAGATGGTATAAAATTACCCAAGAAATCAGATTCTATTCCTGGATTACTTGGAAGATCATGATCGTGTACTTTTGCTGTGATTTCTTCCCAAGCAATTTGTCCAGTTACAGGAAGAATTTCTTTAAGTAAATTGTCTGTACCCTCTCCAAAGTAAGTGACAGCCTGTGCAACAGGAGGTATAGAATCTACACCCATATCTCCAATAGGAAATACAAGATCATCATATGTTGCAAATGGATATCTACGGAGAGTAACCATTCTATTGATAGGTGCTATTTTGTGATACTTACAGAACAGGAAATCATATGCAGAATAAGGTTCTTGTGGATTGTTATCTCCATATTCAAGAAGTTTAGCAAATGTAACTTGTCTGGCTTCCTTACTATAAATTCCATCTTCTCCAAGTTGATAGTCTTCTGCATGATTTTCTCCATCACTTGCTGGATGGACAAGGATAGCATAAGAGTTAAATCTGGATTTTACACCATATTGAGTTTTAAAGTTATGTCCAGCACTGTCTCTGGATAAGTTGTCTACTTTATGCTTCTGTGAGTAACCCTCACTACCTACTTCATGTCTTCCCTGTATAGAACTTCTTCGGACAGTGGCTCTTGAAAATTGTTGATCTTTACCAAGTCCAACAGATGATGTCTGTCTATATGTAGAATGGATAGTATTTTTATCAGTAGGATCAGACACTGTTTGTCCACCTACTTTTGGAGTCTTTCCTTGAAAAGTACCAGCATAAACTTTTGTAGGTCTTTTTCCATTGTTATATTTTGCAAGTGCTGTATCAAGATCTCTCTGTATAACTCCTTTACCTCCTACACTTTCATGAAGTTCAAGTTTTCCAGTATTTGGATTTTTAACAACTACAGCAACATGGTCTATTCCATATTTTCTACCTTTGTCAAATCCTCTGGGTCCAGTATCAAAGAATACCATATCTCCCTCTTTAAGACCACTGGATGCTCCAGTGAGTCCTGTTATATCTCTTGCCGTACCATTGTTGACTGCTTTAGCATAAAGTCCCTCACTGGTATCTCGGGGTACCCCAACAACAGCACTGGCAAAGCGTGAACAATCCACATGTCTTGCACTATCATTATTAAGTGATGGATTCATTGAATATTTAAATCCAGCAAATGATTTTGCTTTTGAATACAGGTCATCTGACATAAGATAAAGGTTTAAATTGTTTGAGAATATGTACTCTGTAAAGATGGTAGGTATATAAACAGATATGAAGATAGTTTCGGTAATTTCTGACCCTACAATAGAACTTGAAAAACTTACAGTTCCAGATACTGACTACTCAACAGGTACTCCTGTAAAAACAGAAGATCTGGATACTCTTAAATATGGGTATACATCTCCACTTATTAAAATACTTGGATATATTGTACCAAATATTTCATATTTTAAAGTAGTAAGTGGTGTAGATTTCTTACCAAATCTAACACTTACATTTACTGATTTAAGTTCTGAATTTAGAAATAAGTATTTTCCAAAAGATGGAGATCTACTTTCACTCTATATAAGAAGTAAAAATCCAGATTTTAAACATATAAGAGGAGACTATAATATACTTACTGTAAAAGAATATGGAAGTCAAATTACTATTACAGCAGAACTTAGAGTAGAGGGTATTCATATTCCTACTTTAAAAAGTTATAAGGAAATGTCATCTTTTGGAGTTTTTAAAGAAGTAGCAAAAGAACTTGGACTTGGAGTAAGTAGCAATATAGAGGGAGATACACAGGATAAGATGACCTGGATCTGTCCACTTAAATCTCCTTATGATTTTCTCTCTACAGATGTTGGGGAACATGCATACTTGGGAGATGATAAGTATTTTACATCATCTGTGGATCTTCATTACTTCCTAAATTTTATAGAACCATCAAGTATACACTCTGATCTTACTGTAAAAGAGATGAGAAAGATTACAAATATACTTCAGACAGAAGATCATCACTTTGGTAATGGAGGAAAAGAAGATGAGGGAGTACTTGAAGAATTTTTCTTGTCCAATCATTCATATCTTCTTGGAACAAATAAAAGAATAGTAGAAGTAAATCTTCTAAATTCTTCAAGTTCTATAAGTACATCAATTGGACATAGACAGGTAGTTTTCTATTACAATAAGAAAGAGAAGAAAATGCAGGAATTCTTCCATGAAACTATAACTTCAAAAGATGAGAATGCTATTATTCTAAAAGGTAGAAAGGAAGATGATCATACAAAGAATATAAGATACTTAAATAAGTGGCTTCAATCTGAAAATGTACACGCAAATTATAATTTCTCTGAACTTAGTAATAGAAGTAATAACAGAGAAAATGGAAAGATTACTTTAAGAGTAGTACTTTCAGGAATCTGTACAGAAGTAAATCTTTATCAACTTGTACCTATTCTTTTGTTCAATGATGGAGATTCTATACTGAACTATGGAGATGATGCTTTAAAAGGAAATGGATATTCTCAGGAGAGTATAAATACACTATATTCTGGAAATTATATAATATCTGGACTTGGATATGAATATAATCCATCTGAAAGACCAGGAATTCATACTATACTTATGTGTGTAAAAAGGGAATTTATAAAAATTGCCCAAGATGAAAAATCTGGGCAATCTCCTAAAAAATAAGCACAAATGATGATTAAAATAAGTAATAAGGATTTTCTTTTAAATAAAATTCTCCATTTGAGTAAGGAATACTAGCATTTCTGCTGTAATGTCATTTCTTTCAAGAAGTTTGGAAATATCAAGAGTTGCAAGTTCGGTAGGGATAACTTCTTGTGAAATCTTTCCAAATTCTTCATTACTTCTCTGGATAAGGTCATCAATTGAAAGTTCTTCTGTAGAAAGTTTCTTTTTAAGATTATCAAGTTGCATTGTATAAGACTCTGGATTCTTAATTTTTGGCATCCCATTAGCATCTCTTTGAGGTTGTCCATCTGCTCCAAGAACTAAATGATCATTGTAAATCTTTGAACTTTCTACTTTAAAAGTTTCAAGAACAGGAGAAGAAAGAATCTCATTTGAGTTTATCTTCTCTTGGTACTGCCGAAGAACTTCAATAAGTTTGTCTGTGTTATATCTTGAAAGAAGTGCAAGCTGTGTAACTGGAATATCATGCAAATTCTTATACATTTCAAGAAGTTGATTGTAATGCATATATGATTTCTCAACTGTCTTGAAATCAAAATACTTAGAAATAAATTCTTTATCCGAAAGTTTTTGTGTACTAATTACCATATTATTTTTGTTTATATTATTTAAAAATTAAAGATTAAAATTCCATTATTGCTTCTCTATTTAAAACCTGTACATTTGGTTCTTTACAGATAGATTTAAGTTTCATAGCACGGATACCTCTGTTATACTCTTTGAATGGTTTAGGAAGTACAATTTCTCTACTTTCATTGGTTTCTGTGTTATAGACAACAATAGTATCAATATTCCATCTATTACCAATTTTCTCCTTAGCATCTGAAAGTATAGTAGTAGAAATAACTGGTTCTTCTTTTGGAAGTTTTATTTTATAGAGACTTCCGTTATAAAGTAAAATATAAAAGATATCCTGGTACTGAGTACCTATACCTGTATGTCCATTTACTTTAAGAGAGTAAGTTTTTGTGTCTTCCTTAAAAGAAAGAAGATCAAGTGAAACATAAGGATCTCCAAGAAGTTTGCTAAGTTTTTCTGAGTAAGTTTTTATATCAGTTTCCATTTTCATATTTTAAGATTTCAGAAAGAGTACAAAGTTCAAAAAGATATCTTCTAAGAACAGTAAGCGATATGGATAGTATATTTTTATGACTTCCTGTATCAATCGTAGTAATGAGATCATGTGTAATACTGTGACAGATAAAATCTCTATGTTCAGATATACCATCTTGTGCTTTTGTATGAAGTTTTACATATAGTTCATGAAGAAGATCCATTCCAGGAGGAAAGAGTATACTACCATAAAGTCCATTGAAAGATAGAATATCTGGAAGAATATCCAGTGATGCAAGTGGTATTATTTCAAGAAGTAGAGTAAGTTGGGTCTTATAGAGAAGAACTTGTTCAAACACATCATTTTTAAGTAGCGTGAGGTCGCAAGTGTCTACCTTATCAAGAAGTGTCTGTCTTGAAAGATTAAAATCAATTCCATTTCCTGTTATTCGTATAATATCATCAATAGGTGTAAAAATGGGAACAATAATATCTGAAAGAGTGTCCCCAGTAGTAAGTGTATATTTTCCAACAGAAATAGTTACAAGTGCTGGATCTCCATTTTCTCCGTAGTAGATTCCAATCATCTGTGTATGTTCTGGGGTATATCTCTGAGGAAATTTTATACTTTCACTTTTTATATTTGTTTTTCTGGTTATATGATGTTCAAAACTTTCTACTGATGTCATAATGCATTTACTGTCTTTATAAGATTCTTCATTTTGTCTTCCATCTCCTCATTTACTTCATCATCTGAAAGTTTATTTCTAAAAAAATAACAGTCAAGAGTAAGTGCAGGAAGTGAAAGATAATCTATTTTATACCTTTTTGTGTCTCTTCGGTATATTTTATAAATAATATCAAGAAGAAGTGAAAGTGTTTCTAAGTAGTAATTTACATTATTTTCTCTAAGCCTGGCGAAGTAATTTTTAAAAAGTCTTATAAGATCTATGTTTACGAGGGTAAGTGGTTTATAGATAGGAATAACAGAATTTCTGATTCTGATTTCTACCATATCTACCCTTTTATGAATAGCGAAAGTAAGATAAGTATGTGTGTGTAATCTAAATTTTAAAATAACAAAATCGGTGCTTTCTCTAAGAGATTGCACCGATTGTATATTTGAATATAGATCAAGAGTTTTAAGTGTATAATGCACTTTATTCGTTAGGCTCTCCATCAAGTTTTGTAAGTTTTTTATATTCATCTTCTGTAAAGATTTCCAAATAATCTACAAAGATAGCCTTAGTATCAAATAGTCTGTCATTGTTGTTATCTGTAAATCTAAACATTTTATCTGCCATATCCATTTTTACAGAAAGAAGTTCATATTTCCTTGCACTTTCATAGTATGAATAAGAGTTGAATTTAAATTTAAATTTTTCTCTAAGAGCATAGTCAAGTTTAAATTCTGGATATTCAAGCGATACAGCCTGTAAAAGTGGTTTTAAGATTATATTTTTAAATCCATTACGGAGTCTGTTGATAAATCTGTAATAAGAAACTTCTTCATAAGGAACTCCATCTCCTTTAAATAGAACAATAGAAGATGATTCTTGTTCAAATCTGTTATGTGGAATTAGAGAGTCATTTTTAAGTTTTCTATAAAAATGATTGACTATCTCCATGTTGGACATGTCATATCCATCATTCTTTATACTTTCAATTTCTGTTCTATTACCACTACGGTTTGGCATTGTAATATTCTTTGTCCAGGGTATATTACGCTTACCATCTATCTTAATCTCTCCACTTCTGTCATCTATTTGGAGTTCCTGCTTATTCTCATCAGAAATTTCACGAAGTCTCTGTTTTACTTTATCTGTAAGAGTTCCAGATACTGGAATAATGAATTTCATTTTAAATTGGGAGTTCATTATAGTCCAGGCTACCTTAGAATTTTCAAGAGATCTTTGAATATTGTAATTCTTTATTAGTCTCTCAGCGTAAGAGATAATAACAGGAGATTCATTGTTTTGAAGTGAGTTCCAAGAAACTATAACAATAGCATTGTCTGGAAGAATATTAAATTTACCACTTTCAAAAGTATATTTCCAAAGTTTATATTGCTTTCCAGATGGATCGTTATAATAAACTCTTGAAAGTCTA